CTCCTATAGCAGCTGGCAGTGTTGGAACAACCACACTGAGGCCCACAGCCATAGCTGGCTGCTGTATGGAAACTGAAAAGAAACCCGCATATCTCAAGCCCTTCCTGAAGGATGGGGTCATGTTTGATCCACTGATGGAAGGACTCAAGAAATGCGGAAAAGTTTTAACACCTCTTCCACAAGATCTGATTGAACTTGTTTCCCAAGATGTCGAACGCGTTTACGCGAATGCGACTCACCCCAAGCGAAAGCGTGAGGTGTTTAGCATTCGTGAGGCATGTTTTGGCAGGTCGGAAGACGAATATTTTGGATCTCTCACGTCGTCAACCTCTCCTGGATTTCCGTGGAGTCTCACAAAGGAACCACGAAAAGCTGGAAAGCGTACGTGGATTGATTTCGATGAAGATTTTATATCTGAGGAATTGATTCACCACGTTGAAAAGCGAATTGAGTTCGCGAAAAATGGAAAACGCTACCCTACCCTATGGATGGATCTCTTGAAGGACGAAGCTCGTCCCTTCGAGAAGGTCGATCAGGGGAAGACACGCGTTTTCTCTGGTTCGCCACTTGATTTCACGATTGCGTGCCGCATGTACTTCGGTGCATTTGTGGCTGCGCAAGCAGAAGGAAGGATTGACAACGAGAGCCTTGTTGGAACGAATTGTTATGCTGAAGACTGGAATCTCATTGCTAAGAAATTGCTCAAACATGGAGATTGCGTCGTTGCAGGGGACTATTCCAATTGGGATGGTTCCGTGTCGGCGCAATTGTTGTATGCAGCTTGCGATGTCATCAATCATTGGTATGGTAAGGACGACCTTGGAAACAAGGTTCGAACTATACTGATGATGGACATTGCAAACTCCATCCACATCATTGGTAATGACGTTTACATGTGGACTCATTCCATGCCTTCGGGCGTGTACTTGACTGCCACTGTGAACACCATTATCGGCCAAATGCTGATGCGCATCTTTTACATGCGTGCCGTACCCAAGCAGCTTGCGAACATGGGAGATTTCGAAAGAAATGTCTCAGTCGTGATTTATGGTGATGATAAC